GTTGCCGTACGCGGCGCAGGCCGCCTGGGTCCGGGCGCAACCGGCCGTGGCGGTGAAGGTGTCTCCGGTGGACGGGGCCGCGGGCAATGCCAGGACCGGGGTGAACACGCCACCCACGTAGGCCCGGATCGGCGTCGAGAAGCCGTTGTTGGCGCCACTGGTGAAGGTCAGCACGCCGCCCTGGAAGTAGCCGTCGGCCTTGATGACCGAGCCGGGGATCGACGTGATGGTGCTGCCGGCGGTCACCGCCTCGGCCTGGGTGTAGGTGGCCAGGTTCAACCCGCAGCCGGCATCGCAGAACTGGTTGTTGCAGCTCGGCTGCCAGAGGTTGCGGGGCATAGGGATCGAGAGGTATTCCCGGACGTCCTTGAGGTGCAGCACCGTCTGGGTGGCGCCCGGTTCGGCGCTGGCCACGAGGCCCTGGAAGATGGTGATCGCGCCGGCGGAGGTGTCGCCGGCTGTCGCCATGAAGATACGCTGGGCGAGCACCTGGGCGCCATCGAAGCCGCCGTTAAGGGCGAACATCCCCAGCCGGGTGCCCCCGATGGTGGCGCTCTGGCCGCCCAGCAGGGTCAGGTCGCAGGTGCCCACCTCGGTGCCCCTCGCGTTCCGGATCTCGCCCCGCTTGCAGATCGGCTGGGCGCCGTTGTCGGTGGCGCAGGTGAAGGTGTTGGCGCCCAGGGTCAGGTTCTGGTCGAAGTTCGTCCAGCGCAGCACCGATCCCCCGCGCAGGGTGATCGTGTAGAGGTCCGCCATCAGGAAGTGGTCGGTGGCCAGGAGGGCGATGAGGGCGCCGGACGCGGTCTTCATTTCGTGCTGATCAGCTTCACGGCGGAAGCCCCTTTCCAGGCCAGGTTCACAATCCGCTGGATATCCAGCTGGTCCTGGGCGAAGCGGCAGGTGCGCACGGTGCCGTCCACCGGGTCGGTGAACGAGAACGTGTCCCACTGGCCCTTTTGGGTCTCGAAGAAGGTCACCAGGGTGGACAGCTCATCGAAGGTCGTCTGGGCACTGAAGTTGGTCTGCCGGAAGAAGTTGAAGGTCAGCTCAAACTGGTAGCGCGGAGTGCCCTGGAAGCTGGCCCGCTGTTCCTTCCCGGTCGACCCGGGTTGGACCAGGGTCGAGAAGATCTCGGTGCGCTTCACGGCGATGTCGAGGCCTGGGAGGGTGGGAAAGGTGCCGCTCACGACTTCCTCCCGTTCCGCGCGATGGTCTGCAGGACCTGGGCCAGGGCCCCCTGGTGCTGGCTGAGGTAGCTGTGGAAGGACTTGGCATCCATTGCTTGGACGTGCAGCTGAATTCCCCCGCCACCCCCGGCCGCGGCCATCTGGCGGACCGGTTCCGCGATGTGGGCGGGAAGCACCATCTCGTTCTTGTGGATCATGGCCACCTGGTCGGAAGGGACGCGGTCCCAGCCGCCCTCGGCGAAGGCCATGACGCCGGCAAAAGCGACGGCCGCCGCCGCCGGGGCGAGGAATGGCCCCACGTAGGGGATGCCGACGGTGGCATTGTAGGCCCCGGCCGCGGCCCCTTTGGCGTCGGTCATGATCTGGGTGGCGTGGCTCTCCTTGCCGATGAGGGCCTGGAGCGCTGCGGCCTTGAGCCAGTTCAACCCCATGTTGATCAGGCTCATCTCGGTCTGGCTCTCCATCTGCTGCAGGGCGCCCTTGAACCCCTGGGAAAGGCTCATCTGGCCGTGCAGCATGGACTGGATGCTCTGCCCCCAGCCCTGGGTCATTCCGTTGAGGAAGTCCCGGTACGAGTTCTCCTGGAGGGCGAGCATCCGCTGCTGCTTGAGGTTCCATTCGAGGAGGTTCTTCTCGCGGATCTCCAGGGCCCGCTTCTCCGCGTTCTTCTTCTCCTCCTCCATGTCCTTGGCGGTGTTCAGCTCGACCGCGAGCGCGCCCTTGGCCTGGGCGGTCTGCTGCGTGTTCCATTCCTTCAGGCCGGCCTCCCGGATTTTCGCGAACTCCTTCTCCTGGTTGGCCTTGATCTCCTGGAGGTCATTGGCGACGTCCATCTCGTAGGCGATCTGCGGGTCGACGGTGGGCTTCTCCTTCTTGGGAGCCTCCTTGTCGTGCAGGGTGCCCGGCTTGGGCCCGTTATGAACGCCCACGTCGGAGCTGGAGGCGTCGATCTCCCGCCACATGTCGCGGATTTTGGCGACCTCCGGAACCAGGTCCTTCAGACTCTGCCCGTACCGGATGTTGTTGATCAGGCCGGCCTGGATCAGATGGTTCACCTCGGCCAGGTCGGTCTCGTTCTCCAACCAGGCTGCGTGGGCATTGCGCCACCAGTTCCCGATGGAGTTGGCCCAGCTGCTCACGCTGGCCGCGTACTTCTGCTGGGCGATCTCCAGCCGGGCAGTGGCGGCCTTTGTCTCCTCCATCCGCTCGATGGATTGGTCGGTGATGATGCCGCCCTTCTCGGAGATTCCCCGGGCCTTCTCGAGGTGCTCCACGAACTCCTTGAGCTGCTGGCCAGCGGTGGCGCCAGACCGACCCAGGGCCTGGATCAGGAATTGCTCCCGGTCGGTGGGCGTCGCCATCTCGTCGGCGATCTTGGACACCCGGGCGAGGTATTCCTCAAAGCTGAGACCCTTGAGCGCCGCCTCGCTGGAGGCCACGCCGTTGGCGACCAGGGCCTCGCTGTTGGCCTTGATCCCGCGCTGCATGCCGACCATCAGGTGCTCGAGGTCGCCGACCTTGCCGCCATCCATTTCGATGGCCATGGTGTAGGTGTTCAGCTGCTCGACGCTGGCCATGGTGGCATAGCGGAGATCCTGGAACGATTCGGCCAGCTCGTTGGTTTCGCGGACCGCCTCCTGCACGTATTCCACGCCCTTGCTGAGGCCTTCCATGGCCAGGCCGACCCCGGCCATGAGGACCGCCGCCCCACCCATCTCCTCGAAGGTCTTGGCCAGGCCAGAGATCGACCCGGTCATCCCCTCGGTGGCTTCCTTCACGCTTTCCTGCGCCTTCCCTAGGCCCGTCAGCAGGTCCTGGATCTGGGCGGTGATGGATACCTGGATGTTCTCGTCGCTCACTGGTGGGTCCTCAGGAATGCCTCAAGCTCTTCCTTGTTCATGACCACGTGCTCCTCCTGCTGGTGCTCCCCCACCTTCAGATAGGCGGCGACCATGCGCTGGACGGGGGGGTTATCTTCCAGGTAGTCCAGGAGGTCCTGCACTTCCGGCCAAGGGGTGGCGTAGAGTTCCTGGATGGTCCACCCCGTGGCTGTGACGATGAGCCCCGTCGTCTGGCTCCAGATCAGGGGTTCGGTGTTTGAACTGGAGCGGGCTCTTCCGGGCGGTAGAACGTGGTCCGGTAGAGGTCCTGGGCCGCGGCAAGGATCGCACTGGGCGCTATGGCGTCGACGTCCAGGGCGGGATCGGACACATGCAGGAAGTCGACGGCCGCCTCCAGGCGCTGGTCATAGGTGAGATCCGGAGCGGTCATCAGGTCACAGGCGGCCTTGTTGGCCTTGACCTGGCCGTAGGTGAGGGGGGTGAGGTTCATGGGCTAGTTCCCGGTGTAGATCTGGGCGACCTGGCCGGCCGCGTTGGCAGAGCACTCGAAGTCCACGTTCTTTTCCATGAACCCGGCGTTTTTGAAGGCCAGCGAGAGCTTGGGGATGGTCACCACCGGCAGGTAGAGCCCGGCCGCCGCTGCCACGTTCGCCCCGCCCGCCGCGGCCTGGTAGTTGTTGAACAGCCGGAAGGCGAAGGTGGTGTTCGTGCCCATGTACTGGTTGTTGTAGGTGATCGTGGTGCCGGTGCTGCTGGCGGTGTAGAGGTAGGAGACCTGCATGACGTGGCCAGTGTCGGCCGCGGCGAAGGTCAGCAGGCCGGCGCTGGTGGCGGGCACGTACTGGCCGGCAGCCGGGGCGGAGGCGACGGCGGTCAGGAACTTGTTGGCCGTGGTGTCGAACACGCCCAGGTCGCCCGCGGTGCCGGCGATGGTGAGCGCGCCCTTGGTGGTGGTGTAGCTGGTCCCCGCCAGGGTGAAGGTCTCGCCGAAAATCGGCTGCTGGCTGCCCGCGGCGATGGTGCTGCCGCTGAGGATCGCGGCGATCAGGCCGCCGGCGAAGTAGCCGGTCTTGAACTTGCCGGCCCACTTCACTTCCGCCTTGGCCTTGTCGACGGCCACCTGCAGGTTGCCGATGAGGTCGACGATCTTGGCGGAGACGTCGAGGCTGATGTCCTCCAGCACCGCGACCACGATGGGGGTCTGGGCGCCGGAAAGGGTGGGGGTCAGGGTCGCAAGACCCGTCCCGAAAAGCGGCTGGGCCATGGCTCAGGCCTCCTTATGGAAGAGGGCGGAGATTCGGGCCTTGAGGGCCTCCTTCTCGCCGTGCATGAAGTTGTGGATCCGGGTATCCACCTGGTTGCAGACGTTCGCGAAGAGGCTCTGCCACATGGCTTCAACCTCGGCGTGCAACTGCGCCTCGAGCCCCTCGATGGATGCCAGGGCTTCCGTTGCGTCGACCTTGATGGTGGTTTCGAGTTCGGCCATAAGGGGCTCCTTCAGACGGCGACGATTTCGAGAGGGACGATGGCCACGCCCTGGCCGCCCGTAAGGACGTCCTTGGAGGTGGTGATGGGACCGCTGATCCACACGTGCCGGACCAGGCCGCCCAGAGTCTGGGCGCCCCCGGTTGGCCAGGGCGCGCCCGGGACCGCCGGCATCAGCAGCGCCTCCAGCCGGTCCAAGTATTCGTTGAGCAGGGCTGATGGGGGCACCTTCGAGTCGGTGCTGGTGACGTAGAGGTAGACCTCGACCTCCATGGTCCAGATCGCCGGCTTGCCGCTGGAATCGTTCTGGGGGATCTGGTCGCCGGCGCCCATGAACATGGCCGGCCGGTCATCTTTTGAGACGTCCGACCAGTGCCGCGGTGTCCGGCTCTTGGTGACCAGCCCGGGCATGGCCGAGATGAGGTCGAAGAGGGCCTGGAGGATCGGCTCGCGCTTCATCGCTGCACCCCTTCCCGCATGGCGGCGATGAGCTGGAACCGGATCTGCCCACGCATCTCCTCGAGGGAGGAGCGCAGGAAGGAACGTTGTGGCAGACGCATGTGCGCCGAATGCGACCGGACGGTGCAGACCACCGGGGATGCCAGTTCCCGGCCCCAGGCCATGGTGACGGTGCGCAGGTGCTCCCGGATGGTCACCTGCTTGTCTACCCCGAACTCATGCGCCTTGGCGTAGACCAGGTTCGTACCGACCGATCCCACGATGGCGGTGCCGCGGTCCTCGACCTTCGGGTTGACGCTGTGCCGCAGGGTTCCGGTGCGGTTCATCAGCACCTGGCCGGACAGTTTCTCGGAGTGGACCTTGCGCAGCAGCTCCATGGTCAGGCGCTGGATGGTGATCGCCACCCGGGCGCGCACCTTGGCCGGCATGTCGTAGAGGTGCGAGAGGACCGTCTCGGCCCCGATGATTCGGCCGGCTAGCATGGCACCACCTTGTTCCACTGCTGGAGGATGGTGCGGACGCTGTCCGGCATGTCCTTGACGATGAAGTTGGTCTGCTGGCCGGCCATGTTGACCGAGGAGTGGCCGATCCGGTCCCGCTCCTTCCATCGCATGCTGGCGAGCTCGAGGCAGGCCTGCTCCAGGTCGTCGGGGACGCTGGCATAGCCGGCCGTGTAGCTGATGACCACGTTGGCCAGGTCGCGGGTGAAGACGTAGCCGCGGAGGGAAACCCCGTCGTTGGCCAGCACCCAGCCGGGGATGGCCGGGCCGGTCGATTGCGGGATGAGGTTGCCGTCGATGGTGACCGAGGCGACGGCGGCGACCGGGTAGTTCCCGAGGATCATCCGCGTGCCGCCCTGCCCGTCCAGGGTGTCGGTGTAGGCCTGGCTGGGGATGGTCCGGCTGATCTTGCTCTGGATCCACCGGCTCACGGCCGTCACCAGGCGCTGCAGCTCCGCCGCGGTGTCGGTGGACACGTTGGTCAGGCGCAGCCAGGCCTGGAGGTTGGCGACGGTCGTGAGGTCGGCGGGATCGGCGGCCATGGGATCAGGCCTTCAGGGCCGCGGCGACGGCCTGGATGAGGTCGGGGCGCTTGATGGCCGGGTCCAGCTGGAGGCCCAGCTCGGCGGCCTTCGCCAGCAGGTCGACGTTCTTCCACTGGCTGATGGGCACGGTCACCTCGGCGGGCTCGGCCGGGGCCGGGTCGCCCGGGACGATGCCGAAGGCGGCCAGGTCGGCCGCGGCGGCCTCCGGCACGTCGAACACCCCGTTGGCGTCCGGCTCGAACTGCTGGCCGCCCCAGCTGATGCCGGATGCGGTGTTCTGCGGGTGGTAGCAGTGCATGGGGTCTCCCAAGAGGGAAACCCGAGGGCCCCGAAGGACCCCCGGGATGGTTTATGAACTACTCACCCATTCGTGATGTTGGTGATGACGCCAAGGCTGAACGGCGCGTAGTGCTGCAGCACGCCATCGGCGTAGACGCCGTACTCGTACTTGCGGCTCTTGAGCGGCCATTCCATCTGGTAATAGTCCCGGCGCAGCTTCTTCCGGACCACGTCGGCGACGCCGTTCATGGGGTAGGGCAGCTGGTCGGTGTAGAACAGGATGGTGCCCGGGGGCAGGAGCGGGTGCACCTGGATCGGGATCTCGACGTTCATGACCTTGTTCAGGTATGAACCGATGACCACGCCCGCCGCGAGCTTGCCGTCGGCGATGTTCTTGGCGTCCATGGTGAAGCGGATCAGGGGCGCGCCGCCGTTGGCGATGATCTTCTTCGTGATGTTGATGCACTCCTGGGAGTTCACGAAGATCCGGGTGGGCGACATGCGGTAGCGGTTGTAGAAGGCCGCGAACGCCAGTTCGAAGTCCGCGATGCCGCCGGCGCCGTCGGAGGTGAGCGCGGTCCCGGTGCCGGCGGAGCCGGTGGCCAGGGTCGCCCAGTAGGCGTTGCTGCCGGACTTGGCGGCCTGGGTGTAAAGGCCGTCGTAATCCAGAGTGCTGGTGGAGCTGTCAACCGCGGTGAGGGTCGAGGCCAGCTGGCCGGAGCCGGGGTAGGAGGTCAGGACCACCGAGTTGATGCTGGTGATGGCAGCCAGACGCTCGGTCCCGGCGGTGGCGCCGACGAACCAGGCGTAGCCCCAGGCACCCTTGACCGCGGCGACGGTGGCGGCGATGGAGCCGTTCGGGCCGGTGACGCTGACGGTGGCGTTGGCGCTCTTCTGGGCGCTGCCGCCGCCGAAAGTGTCGGTGCTAGCGTCGGTGTTGGTCTTGGTGATCTGGCCGGGGACGATCGCGGTGGTCGGGTCGAAGACCTGGCCGGTGACGCCGTCGTTGTGGCCGGCCACGTCCAGGTAGGCCTGGGGGCCGAGGGCCACGCAGATCACGCTGGCGGCGCCCTGGGTGGCCATGCTACCGGCGGTGCCCGCCACCAGGGACGGGGTCGGGGTGATGCCCAGGGCCACGGAGGTGTTGCCGCCCAGGTCCAGGCGCTCTTCCTGGATCATCAGAGACTGCAGGAGCTGCTGGACGGCCAGGGCCTTGAGGTCCATGAAGCCGTTGGCGGCCAGGTCGGCCTCGAAGGTGACCGAGTTCTCCAGGCCCCACGCGCGATAGGCGGCGAGGTATTCGGCCGTGGTCTGCGCGATGATGCCGCCGCGGTTGCCCTCGGACACGCCCGCGCGCTGGTTGGCGGTGTTGATGCCGGTGATCGCCTTCCAGTTCGCCTGGGATCCGAACCCGGTGACCCGGCGGGGGATGATGTTCCGCAGGGGAGTCAGAACGGGGATGAGCATCTTCGCCGGGGCTTCCAGGTCGTAGAGCTGCAGGCCCTGGGTGGCGGTGGCGGTCTGGGTGAAGGCCTTCAGCAGGTCGTCCACCACGGGGGCGGCCTGGGCCTTCTTGAGTTCGCTGAGAATTTCGGCAGTGTTCATGGATGTCTCCTCTTAGGCTTTGGCCTGGGTCTGGATGGCCTTGATGAGGAGGCGGGCCTTCTCCTCGGGGGTGGAAGCGGCAGCGATTTCCTCCGCCTGCTTCTGCAGGGCGGCATCGGCCTCAGGGGTGGCGTGGTCGTCGGCCTTGCCGACGGTGACGTTGGAGTTGATGAATCCCTTGGGCGGCGCTGGCTCGACCTCCAGTTCGGCCACGCGCGCGGTCAGGGTGTCGATGGTGAGCTGAGCTTTGGCGAGGTCGCCGGCGGCCTTGGCTAGGTCGGTTTCGAGGGTGGCCATCTTGGCGAGGGGATCCTCGGCGGCCGGCGTGCCTTCGACCTTCTGGACATCGCCGGTGGGGGCGGCCTTGCCGGCGTCCTCCGTATCTTCCTCGTCCTTCCAGCAGTCGGCCAGGGCGCCCACGGCGTTCATGGCGACCTTGTGCATGGCGTTGAGGGTGGCCTTCGTGGTGGCGGTGAACTTTGCCTTGGCCAGGGGGACGCCGGCGATGTTGGCCGATCCGCCAATCTCCATGGTGACCTCACCCTTCGCCAACTTCGCGGCCATGGCCATCACCTCGACGGTCGGCGCCGCCGGCAGGGTGGCCAGCAGTTCCTGGATCTCCTCGGCCGCCATGGCCTGGAAGATCTCGGCGCCCTGGGCCAGCCAGTCCCGCAGGGCCGCCGGCACCGGGCTGTTGTCGCCCTCGTACTCGGATTCCCAGGCGGTGTCCTGGGCCATGTAGCCGATGCGCCCGAGCAGGTCGGCGAAGTTCTCGACGGTCCACATGCCCTTGCGCAGCTCGCCCAGGGTGGGTTCGTCGGCGCCATCGACCTTGGCCAGCTTGAACACCGCTTCCGGGTTGGCCGGCCGGTCCACCACGCTGATCTCGGTCAGGCGGATCCCGGTGATGATGGTCTTGTTCAGCTTGTCCCGCCCGGTGATCTTGCCGCCGACGCTGAACCCCTTGAGCACCTCCTCCTCGATCTTCATGACCGTGGTGGGGTCGACGATCTTGGCCTCGAGGTGGGTGACGCCCTCGGCATCAACCTCGCACTTAAGGGCGGAGCCGGCGGCGATCGGCTGGTGCATCTCACGGATCGCCCCGAATTTCATGTAGTCCGGCAGGGCGGCTTTCATGGCCTCGGCGGTGATGGTCTCGCCGTCGCTATCCACGGCCTCGCTGGAAGCCACGCCGGACACCAGCATGGTGCCGTCGTCCTGCTTCTCGACCTTCTCGAAGGCGACGAAGAACTGCGCTTTGGTTTTCATACGGCGGCTCCCGTGGTCTTGTTGCGCCAGGTCTTGCCGTCCCAGACGATCAACGCCGAGAGCGTCGAGTCGAAGAAGACGGTGTTCCGGGGCACGTTGGTGGGACGGCTGGCGGTGGCGCCGCTGCCGCCCGGGGCCGGCGCATACCAGCCGTTGGCGCGCATCACGTCGGCGTCATGGTCGGGCACGTCGATCGCGGTGCCGTTGGTGGTGGTGTAGGTCCGGCCGTTGACCGTGATCTGGTCGGTGCCGGTGGAGTTCGGGGGCAGCAGTTTCATGGTCATGACTCCTCTCCTTCGTCTGTAAGAACTGGTAATAGGTCGCAACGGCAGTTGTGGGTTATGATGGAGTTGGCGAGATACCACCCGCCCTCTGTTTGGAGGTTGAAAACGTGGCCCACAAATGGTTCTCCCTTGACGATTTGCAGGACCTTCACCGGCGTTACGAGGCTGGCGAGAGCAGCGTCGATCTGGCGCGCGCAGCCGGATGCCATAGCAGCAGCCTGCGAAAGGCCTGGGTTAGGGTTGGCCTGCCTGTTCGCAGCAAAGGGGCCGCCAATTTGGTTCAGGCTGCCCACGCCACCTCCGATGCCAGAAGCGCCAGGGCGGCCAAAGCCCATGAGGCTGTCCGTGGGAAGAGGCAGTCCCAGATTCACCGTGAGCGTGTCGCCGCCACGCGCGAAGCGCTCCAAATCATCGGCAGTGATCAGGAGGTGGTTCTGCGGGATTTGTTCCTCGCCGCCGGGCTCCGGGCCAGATGCCAAGCCGCAGTCGGCCGATATAACGCGGACATCCTGGTCGAGGAGTCCATCGCCGTGGAAGTCTTCGGTGGTGGATGGCATGCTTACGGTCGTCACGCCGCCCGACACATGAAGCGCACGCGCCATTTCCTCGATGCGGGATTCCACGTGGTGGTTGTCTGGGTTGCAGGCCCGGGCGAGGGCCGCTGGATCAGGAGCAAGGAACACGTCCTCACCCTCCTGGATTTCGCGCGCCGCAACCCAGCCGCGCCGCGTCAGTATTGGGTGATTTGGTGTGACGGAGAGCGCGTCCTGGCCCTGGATGAGAATACGGACGATCTCCCCTTCAAACCGTCGTTCGAAGTACTTCGAGACGCCAGCGGCCGTTACCAGCGTGCCCGGTAGCACACAGTCGGGGTGGGCCGGGGCGGCGGTGTCCCCGCTGGGGAAGGCCTCGGTGGCCTCTCCGGTCTCGGGGTCCATCGGGACCACCGCGCCATCGTTCTGTTCGCAGTCCTCGCAGACCTTGTCGTCGCCCTCGTTGGCGACGATCCACTGCAGGCCACCCACCACACCCGAGGCGGCATAGGCCATCTGGTTGCCCTTGATGTCGGCGAAGGCGCGCTCGGTGCGGGCGATCAACTCGGCGCGTTCCTCGCTGAACCCATAGTCGGCAGCGATCACATCGGCGATGTCGGCGGCGCTCATGCCCAGCTCGATGCCCGCGGCCAGGTCGCCCCGGAGGCGGTCCCTGGTGGTGGCGGCGAGCTTGGTGACCAGGTCGGCAGAGTGCTGCTCCGCCCAGGCCACGGCGCGTGTGTTGACCTGATCCAGCAGGTCGGCGGTGGTGGTGGCGCCCACCTGGGCCAGACCCTGAGCTACGCCGTCCTGGGCGATGGCTGCCAGGATGGGTTCCAGGTCGTCGCCCAGCTCGTGCCAGTCGATGTTCGAGGCCTCCAGTAGTTGCTTGGCCTCGTCGTCGGACATCTTGGCCATCTTCTCCGCGGTGGGCGGCATGGCCGCGGCCAGGGCCTCGGCGATGGGGCGGACCTGCTCCTTGAGAAAGGCAGCGGTCACCTTCTTGAGCTTGGCCTCCAACTTCTGCAGGCTCTTCCGGTCGCGGTTGATGGGCTTCATGACCTTGGCGGCCTTGGCCAGCTTCTCAGTGGCCGCGGGCTTCTCTTCTCTGGGGACGGGCGGCTTGTCAGCCGTGGGTTTCCCGCTCGGAGGAGCGTCTTCGCCAGCACCAAAGGGGGACGGCGGCGGCACTGGCTTCCGGGCTTCCAGTTCCTCCGGAGAGAGGGCTTCCATCCCACGGGCCTCCCGGCACTCGTTGATGTCCCGGATCCTGTTCTTCACGTCCAGGTCGTCGATCTGCGCCTGCACCAGGGGCTCGATGCTCTGCTCGTCGCTCCAGGCGAACTCCAGATCCGGCGCGCCGAAGCAGTCCCGGAGGATCCGGTCCATCAGGGCCTTGACCCACATCATCACGGGCGCCAGGCCCTCGCTCAGGGCCGCCTTCTGGACGGTCTGGGCTGTGGCCCGGTTGGTTTCCTTGACCAGGGCGGTGGCCGGGATGGAGAACGCGAAACAGACGATGCGCGCCAGCCATTCGTCGTAATCGTCCTTGAGGGCGTGTTCCTTGGTATCCATCGGCTTCACGTCGCCGGGGACGAACCGGGCCTTCGACCGCATGGCGCTGTTGCCGGACATCAAGCTGTCCCACCACTCCTGGAACTTCTTGATGTGGTCGGGGTTCCACTCCTTGGGCACGCCGAAAATAAGGTTCGGGGTGTTGCCGTCGGTGTAGTAGCTCAGCTGGTGCAGTTGGCGGCGCAGCGCGATGTTGACCGTGGTGCTGACCTGCTCGACCGGGCTGAACCCGAACGCCCGGTGCGTCCGGGGGTTGCGGGGCATGTAGAGCAGCTCGTTGCGGGTGTACTCGCACGCCACGACGCCCTTGATGATCTGCTGGTAGGCCGGGCCCTCGAGGGGCGTGCGGCCGGTCGGATCCAGCACCCGCTTGATGGTGGCGCCGTCGATCAGTTCCAGGGCGTAGAGCTCGCCGCCCCGGGTGCGCCGGTTGTAGACCGCGGGCGCGTCAAGCACGAACACGTCCTCGCTGAGCATCCGGATCCAGGTGCCGAAGGGGTGCTCGAGGTCGGGGTAGGCCAGGAAGTCGGTGAACCTGGCGATCCTCGCGTCCGGCGCCGCCGACTTCTTGACCACCTTCTCGCCCCGCTTTTTGATCGACCAGCTGAGCTTCTCGATCTGGTCCTTGCGGGTCTCGATGACCAGGCGCAGCAGGTCGTAACCGTCCGACAAGTTACGGAGCTCCTGGAAGGTGATCCCCTCATTGGGCTTCGGCCGGGTCTGGATGTTGTAGCCGGTCGGGAAGTCCCAGCCGCGCCCTATGGCCTGGTCCTGCGCCACCGGCTGCAGCGGGGTGCCTGGGCCGAACCACTCGGCAGGCACGCCGCTGCCCACGGTGAACGACCAGAGGCCACCGTTGGGCGGGGATGCCATGGGAGCGGCCATCACTTTCCCCGCTCGATGAGGCGATCTAGCTTGGCGTTCATGTCCTTGAGATCAGACCGAAGGGTGTCCTGCAGGCGGTCCTTCTCCATGTCCTGGCGCTTGTCGATCTCGCACTGCACGCGCTGGGCCTGCTCGACCACCGACATGCGGGCTTCCATCCGCATGGCCCACGCGAAAAGGCCACCGGCCAGGGCCAGGGCGGTGAGGGCGTTCTGGAGATTGAATCGGGTGTCGAGCCGCTCGTGCAGGGTCACAGCTTGCCTCCCACGTAGCCGGCACCCACGCCCACCAGGAAGCCCTCGATGCGCCCCTGCCAGCGGCTGGATCGGATGGCTGCGGCCTGGGCCTCCATGGCGATCCGCTGGGCGGCGGCAGCCTTGGCTTCGTCCTCGTAAGCCGCCTTCCAGGAATCCCGGGCCAGGGTCAGGGTGTGGATCTCCGCGGCCTGGTCCTGGATCTGCTGGTCCTGCGCGGCGATCAGGGCGTCAGCCTGCGCCAGAACCGGATCAGGGGGGGGAGCCACATCGACAGGATCGGGTGCTCCGGGAGTTGGGGGAGGTTGAACAGGACGGGCACGGAGGCGGGCCAGTTCCGCCCGAAGTCGGGCCACTGCGAGCGCATCCTGGGTGGCTTTGTCCGCCTGCGCCTGCGCGACCTGGTCATGGACGCCTCCCTGGGCTGCCTGCTGGATGGCCTGCTCGTGGTGCTGGTCGGCCTGTGCCTCCTGCTGGGCCGCCTGGTGCCGCGCGGAGCAGCTGCGCACCGCGAAGCCGGTCCAGACCAGGACCAGCAGTGTGAAGGCCAGGAACGGCCAATAGGCCTTCAGCTTCGCCATCATGGGGCGCCTCCCGGTTCGGTCTTGCCCTTGAGCCCGAGGGCTACGCCATGGGTCAGCACGACCGCGCCCAGGGCCGTGCCCAACTCGGTCAGGCTCACCCGGGTGTTCAGGTACTCATGCCAGCCGGCCAGGGCCAGCAGCGCCAGGGTGTTCACTCCCCAGCTGACCCGGCCCAGGTCCAGGGTCTGGTTGTCCCGGCCCGTGAACAGGTTCAGGAGGTGGCCAGCAATCGTAGTCTTCGGGGTCGAAGGCGTCAGGGCGGCAGAGGCGGCACACGAGTCGCTCATCCGGTCACCTGGATCTGGGTCTCGCCGGAAGCGCGCAGCGCCAGGCGGGCGTCGCGCGGCAGCACGATGCAGCCTTCGCTGCTGTTGAGGGGATCGTTGGAACTGGCGCCGTGGATGCGGAATCCGGAGCGGCCATAGCTTTCGCCTGAAACCTGCGCCAGGATGGCGACAATGGGCCCGAGGCCCGGGTGCTGGTCCTCCCACCGCTCGATGTGGTAGAGGCCCTGGGGCAGCGGGCCGATGTTGTGCCGCGCCTGCATGTCCGGATTGCAGTAGCCGTGGACGTGGTCGGGGTTCACCCCTGGACGGGAATCATTGCCAGCGAAGCCGCGGGCGATCTGCTTGCCGTTCAGGCTCACAATTCCGGTGGACTGGGAAAAGCTGAGCATCGCGGGTGATCTCCGCTCCCCAGCCTCACGTCCGTGAAAAGGCTATGCACTTGTCGTGTTTTACAAAGGGGTCTAAAGGGGTCTAAAGGGGTCTAACTTTTCACCCGGCGAGGCCCCGCTCCTCCTCGATGAGCGCCTCGAGCACCGCCGGGATGACCCAGATCACCCGTCGGCCCTTCCCGAGACGGATGCGCAGACCGTGCCGCTCCTCCAGCACCGGGAGAATCTTGCAACGGAACGTGCACACCTTCATGCGGGGGTTGTAGTGGGTCGCGGCCTCTTTGACCGTGAGCAAGGTCGTCTCGGTCATGCCTCCACCCCCTCGTGAGTCCGGACCACCACATCGCCAACGGCGCCGGCCGGCTGCTGCTCCTGCTTGGCCGCGGCCACCTGCTGCTCGATCCAGGCCAGCATCCCGGTGTTGCTGCCGCCGATGAGCGCGTGCTTGACCAGCTGGGCGAGCATGTCGACCTGGTCGTCGTGCTTGCCCTGTGGGAAGGCGTAGAGCTCGGCCAGGAAGGCGGCGGTCCAGGGCGCGTCCTCCGGCAGCCAGATCCGCCCGGCCTCCCATGTCGGCGCCGCGGCGGTGGCCCGGGAGACCTTGTCGGTGTCGACCTTGACCTTGACCACCGGCAGGCTGGTGTCGTTCATGAGCTCCTGGATCAGGGATTGGCCCGATGCCTTGTCCTCGACCAGGAAGGCGTCCGGGCGGTGCTGAGCGGCCATGATCTTGGCCTGGGCCTTCAATTCCGGGAAGCCCACCTGGTCGCGCCAGAGGTCGGTGAACCAGAGCCCCTGGAAGCCGGGGATGGTGCACTGGCCCGCGGCCCCGATGACGGAGTAGTCCGCGGTCTTCTTCTCCGAGAAGGCCGTGTCGGCGCTAAGGAACCGCATGCTGAACTCGGGCTCTGCCCCGGCCTTGTAGAACCGGACGAACCCGGCCTTGAAGATCAGGCCGTCCTTGGGCGCCGGGCGCTGTTGCAGCTGGCCGGCGGCGCCGGCGATGCCGAGGACTTTCTCCTGGGCGGCCACCACGTCCGCCGGGAACCGCTCCGAGAACATCAGCTCGCCTTCAACCTGGCGCGGGTCGACCCAGTTGAGGCCCGGCGTCGGGGCCGGCCCAGGATCTTTCTCGGTGGGCACCTCGTACTTCATCCGGATCACGAGGAAGGCCCAGTCGTCCAGGTCCTTGTCCTGCACGTGGCCGGTGAGATCTTCCTCGTGCACCCGCTGCTGGATGATCACCCGGTGACCGGTGGACAGGTCGTTGAGCCGGGACCAGGCGCCGTCGTCCCACCAGGAGGTCACCCGCTTCCGGTCGGCCTCGCCGCCGGTGGTGGAGTTCGGATCATCCACGAACAGGTCATCCGCGCGTTGCCCGGTGATGAAGGCGCCGGCGCTGATGGCCTGGCGGAAGCCGGTCTTTGAGTTGACGTAGTGCCCCTTGGCGTTCTGGTCCCGCGTGAAGCGCCACTGGGGCCGGAAGCTGCGCTGGTACCACGCGCTGTCCAGCAGCAGCCGGCACTTGACCGAATCGCGCAGGGCGACGTCGTCGTTGCCGGAGGCGAACAGCCCGCGCCAGCTGGGCCGCTTCGTCCACATCCAGGCCGGCAGGCACACGCTGGTGATGGTGCTCTTGCTGGTGCCGGGCGGCACGTTGATCACCAGGTTGCGGATCACCCGCCCGTCGCGAATCAGCCGGTCCTCCAGCAGCGCCTGCACGTGGTCGCAGATGGCGTCCAGCACCCAGCTCCATTTGAGCGGGGTCTCGGGCTCAAACACGTGCCAGGACTGGCGCACGAACTCCGCCAGCGAGCGCCGGGCCTTTTCCGCCCGGGCGTCCTGGAGGGTGGGCCGCCGGCGGGTCAAGCGCCCCCTGTCTTTTCCTGCAGCGCGATCAGCTGGTCCAGCTCCGCGTCGCTCAGGCTGCTCATGTCGGGCTCATCCTCGGGATCATCGGGCGGCAGCTCACGGCCCTGGGTGAGCGCAGCCAGGCGCAGCGCTGGGGAGGCCGCGCGGTTGGCTGCGAAGTTGAGGGCGTTCACGTCGTTGATCGCGCCCTGGTCCACGATGCTGCCGTCCTTGGGCGTGGCCAGCTTCACGTCCTTGGCTCGCTCCCGCGCCAGCTCGGCCAGGTGCACCGCGGTGGCAGAGCCGGCCTGGGCCACTCGGGCGAGGTTGTTGGCCATGGCTTTCATGTTGTCGGCGAGCGACAGGGCGAGGCCTCGTTCCACCGGGAGCAGTTCACCCAGGGCCTTGTCCGCCTCAACCACCTTGCTTGCAGCGTTTTTGATGCGTTCCGCTTTTCTGGAACAATGCCTCGAAATGGTTGCTGCTCCACAATCGAACTCGCGGGCCAGGGCCCGGGCCGACTCGCCTTTGGCATAGCGGCGCTGGACCTCCTCGAGCTGACGAGCGTCAAGCTTCGGCTTCCGCCCCCTACCCACGCTTCACCTCGTAGATCAGCGCCAGCCCCCGCCGTGCCTCCAGCCGGTTCCAGGCGTGGGTGATCGGGTCGGGCCGGCTGTCGAAGGCGCCGAAGGGCATGGTGACCATGGGCTCGGTCTGGCAGTTCATGATCCTGAAGCCCTCACCCTGGCCGAAGACGACCTGGTGCACCGCGTAGAGCGTGTGGCTGGCGGTGAGGCGGCAGGAGTCGATCGAGAGGGTGGTCATGCGTCCACCTCGAAAGCCCAGCGCAGGAAGCGGACGGCGATCCGGAACGGGAGAGTGACCAGGCGGCGCATCACAGCTTCTTCCCCTTGACCAGCAGCGGCTGCACCCCGGCCGCATCAGCCTCGGCTTTGCGAGCCAGCATCCGGCGGTTGAACTGGTAGAGGTCCTCGTGATCCCAGCAAAGCGGGTGCCCGCAGGTCTCCCGGGTGCCGGAGGCGGTCTTGGGGCTGCCGTGGCGCCCGAGTTGGACATCGGGGTCCTGCTGGTAGGGCTGGCGCTCCTCACCCTCGACCTGGTAGCCGAAGAACGTGTTCTTGCACCAGGGGCAGATCTTCGGGAGGGAGCGGGTGAGCACCTTCGCGCCGACCTGCACCCGGATGTCGAGCCTGGGCTCGGCGAAGCTGGCCGTGAGGCTGTCGAAGTGGTCCTGCTGCGCCTGGGAGATCATGACGCCACTCCGGACGGTTCGGGTTCGGGCTCATCGGCGAACGCCTGGTTGGTGATGTGCGCCTGGTAGTAAGCCCTCCAGGGCGCCTCGGGGCTCTTCCCGAAGAAGTGCTGGGCAGCCTTGATCCACTTGCCCTCGCTCCGGAATTCCCGGACGGCCCTGGTGGCGATGGCCTTGCACACGTCAAGCTTCCCGCCTTCCTTGACAATCTCCGCCAGGCGCTGCGCCACCTCTGGGGCGCTGCTAACCGGGACGGGCTGGGGAGGCTTCTTGGGATCGAAGCAAGGCTGGGTGTCGGACTTGTGGTGTGGCCACTCGGCGAGGATCTCGCTGGTGACGTCCAGGATCTCGGGAGGATGGGAACGACCCCAGCTCGGGGTTCGGGCCGGTCGCGAGGGTGTCTCCGCGACCTTATCTTTTAATCTTTTAAAAGGGGCTGGGCTGGGCTGGGCTGGGCTGGGAACCTCGTCGCTTTCCGTCCCAACCTGTCGCGATCCGTCCTGGTCCGTCGCCTGGGACGTAGGGGGACGGATGGGTCTGTCGCCATCCGTCGCCATCTGTCCCGATCCGTCGCCTTTCTGCTTTGCCTTCCAGGCAAGCTTCCGGCAGGCGTCGGTGCAGTAGTGAGCCCGGGCATCCGGAGAGCGGAAGATCGCCCCGCAATGCTCGCAGACCTTGTCTTCCTGGGCCTCCAGCGCACGCTTGGCGCGGTCGCCGACGTAATCTGGGGCGTGGTCGAGTAGGTCGTGGACCTGGTAGATCCCTGGCTCAACCTCCTCGATAAGGCCCTGTGTCTTTCCTCCACACAGGAGGAGTGCCGAACAGAGCGCCCCGGGGTCACCGGTCCACCCGGCCGCCAGTTCTACGTCCACCTCGTCGCCGAGGTAGGCCGAACCGGTTTCGTAGGTTGTGCTCCATAGGAGTTCAACATGCCCGAGGGCGTGGGCCTCTGGGATATGGAGGGCGGCAACCAGGCGCCGGAACTTGCGATGGTTTCGAAATCCTGGCTTTGCCATTACGCCACCTCCCAGTTCGGGATCAGGACGGCCCATTCAGAGATGGCTTTGTATTCCTTCTCGCCGATGACGATGAGCTTGACCTCCGGGTAGAACTGCTTCATGCGCCGCAGCTTCGTCTTGCTCTTCCCGTCCATCCAGCCTTTGACTTCGTGGAAAGCCACGGTCCCATCGGCATTCCAGACCTTGAAGTCGGGCAGATAGGAAACAGCGCCGCGAGTCACCCCGTGGAAGACGAAGGTCTGCGGCTCGTATTCCCACCGGATCACCTTGCCCTTCTGGACGAGCAGGTTGAGATACCGCGCATAGTTGGCTTCCCACATGGAACGGAAGAAAGGAATACCTAGGTCCTCGCGCCGCCCACGCTTGCAGCGACTGTAGGCGTTTTCGCCGGAGGCTGGATTTCCTGACCCATACCGTTCGATCTTGGTGGCCACCATCTTCTCACCGCGTTCGCGCCAGGCCTTCTTGGTGGTCCTGGCGGATCGTTCACGGGTGGCCTCGGAGACTGCTTGCCGGGCGGCCGGGCCCTGGGATTTCCCGAGCATCCCGCGGGGGTGTTCGTGAACTTCGTGCCAGGCCTTGGAACGCGCGCTCATCGCCTCCAGCAACAGATCGCCCACCGGTCTGGAACCATCAGTGAGTCCAAGTTCCCGGGCCTTTCGGCAGACGTTGGTCTTGTGCCTTCCCAGGATTTCAGCCAGCTCATCAAGATTTAAGTCTCCGCGGCCGCCAGTATTGCTGGCATACCAGGAGAAAAGGAGATGCAGCTCGGTAGTGGTCCAATCCTCGGGGGCTTTCCGGAAACCCTTCTCGTAGCAGTGGGTTCTGATCGAAGCCTCAGAACGTCCAAGCACCTCACCAAGTCGCTTGTAAGAAAGCTCTTTGTAGAGCGATTCAAGGACGCGGTCCTCCACCTCGGTGAAATGTTTCCCAGAGCGATTGCCTGAATCGGGCAGCGGATCTCCTGGTAGAAAGAGTTCGCTCATCGGCCACCCCTGCCCCGGGGCGTCATGGCGATGAACGTTCTGTACAGGCGGGCGGTCACCGGTCACCTCCCGCGGCCCGCTCTCGGCGGAGGGGCCGGAAATATTCCGCTTCCGCCTCGAGCTCGCGGATCAGCCGGCAGACCTCGGGCCAGATCTCCTCACGCTCCTGGTCGTCGATGTTGCCGTCCTCCCGGGCCTGGATGATCTGGCCCATGAGGCGGCCGTGGTGGACGGCGATGAGCGCCAGCAGCTGGGCCGAGTCGGTGACCTCCACCGGGCCGGCCTCATCCTCGTCCACCAGGTCGAAGCCGCACTCCTTGGCGATCCAGCGCAGCAGTCCGGGCCCGACCTCGCGGGTCCAGGCCGGCAGCCACTGGGCGCCCATGGCCGCGGGGCCGCCTTCCTTGAGCCAGTCGCAGAGGCTGGCCTCAGAGCAGGGGAACCCGGGCGCGACCGCCTTGCGCTCCCGGCGGGAGAGCATCAGTTCGAGGTTCTGTTGGTACTTGAAATCGCGCAGCTGGCGCTTCTGAAATTCAGCGACCTGCTTTTCAGACATGTTCGACGTGACGGTTTCCGGCATGACGGATCCTTTGTTGGGGATGGCGGAAGGGCTAGGAAAGGAAACCCCCGCGCCCGGGGGCAGCCGGGGCGGGGGCGGTGGCCTGATCGTGGTGTTCGCGACGTTGGCCGAGCTGCAGGTGCTGGGGCCGATCGCCCTCCGGGAATACCTCAAGCGCCGCCGGCGGCTGGGCGGCCCGCGGGGACAGGTGGTGGAGTTCGATCAGGGCGGCCATCACTCGGAGGAGGCATGAAGCAGGCAGGGCGGCACCACGCCTTCGGTGTAGTGGTCAGGCCGGATCTTCCAGCAGGGGATCTTCCCGTTCGTGGCCGCGTGCACCGCGATGGCAAGTTCGTCAGTCCACCGCCGGGTGCGGTACCGGATGGCTCGAAGGGTGTTGGATTTGATGGGAAGGCGGCCTTCCTGAATCAGTTGGCCGAGCAAATCCCATTCGAGGGAGGTGAGGTTGATGGTGTCCATGTCGAGAATAAAGATACATCATGTATAAACAGTGTCAACGGGTGTCAAAATATACATTTTGTAGAACCAGGGCAAAATTGGTCCATGGCTTTCGGACCCTGGACCAAGCGCCCCCTCTTCCGCCAATGGGTGGAAGACGCCCGTGACGAACTCGCTTCGTTCGGGACCCGAGCGACCATCATCGAGGT